GTGCGTGATCAAGTACGTCAGCCGCTGGCGTAACAAGAACGGTGTCGAAGACCTGCAGAAAGCGAAACACTTCATTGATCTGTTGATTGAACTCGAAGCTAAAGGAGAGTGACATGGAAGGTATTATTTCAGCAGTTGCTATCGGTTTTGCTCTTAGTTTTATTTTGCTTATGGGCCTGTGGTGCTTACATACTTTACTGAGGGTTTCAGACAAAGCGAAGGAGGTTTGCAGTAGTGAGCTACCCTACAAAGTCGATCCAGTGCATACAATCACTACCGTTGACGTGGCCCTTCCCGAGCCCGAAACTGATTACATCGCTAAGTCCGACCACTTCGAGCCATACTGCGCCCCCAAGCGACCCTACACCAAGCGCAGCAAGTACTGGACGGACAAGCGAAAGAAAGCCGCTGCGGCGAAAGCCCGCAAGACAAAACGTAAATCTAAATGACATCGAGGAGGCACCGCTATGAGACAGGACAAGCTGGACGAAGCCATCGCATACCTGCGCAGCCGCAACAAGTACATCATCGATCAGGGGTGTAACTTTATCCCGACCAAGGCTGTGCAGACCGACATCACGAAGACCGTCGAAGCGTATCGGCAGGAGGTGCTGGAGGAGCCGTCCGTGAGGCTGGTGAAAGGCAAGAAAGCTAAATGACTACGAAGCTGGCACCGGATAAGAAATTATCCCGTGAGATATGTATGACCGTGATGGACAAGGGAACCCGTGAGCTTGTAGTAACTCTTGGCGGCGACGGCTATATAGTCATCCGCGCCAAGGGGATGCACCGGGAAGTAGTATGGAGCGCTGCGGCGCTGTATGAACGCGGCATAAAAGAGGGGCGTGTGCGGTGACTGTTGAACACATGATTACGCTTGATTTTGAAAGCTACTACGCCAAGGGCTTTTCATTCGATAACTTCACTACTGAGGAATATATCAAGCATCCTGAGTTTGAAGTAATCGGTTTCGCCGCCAAGGTGGACGAAGGTAAGACGGTCTGGCATACCGGGACGCGTGAAGAGCTACGTGCGGCACTACATAGTTACGACTGGCAGAATACCGCTTTGTTGTGCCACAACACGCTATTTGACGGTGCTATACTGGCGTGGCTGTTCGATATCTACCCGACGTTGTATCTCGACACCCTGTGCATGGGTAGAGCAATACACGGCGTCGATGTCGGCGGGTCACTGGCATCATTAGCCAAGCGTTACGAGTTAGGCGAAAAAGGCACTGAGGTCGTGGATGCCAAAGGCAAACGCCGTCTCGACTTCACGCCGGAAGAGCTGGCCCGATACGGCGCATACTGCGTTAATGACGTAGAGCTGACGCATAAGCTGTGTGGTGTTTTGTCGAAGGACTTCCCGGAAGAGGAAATCAGACTCATAGACATGACGCTTCGTATGTTCATCACGCCCGGATTGAAGGCCGACACAGACATCCTCAAGGTAAGGCTGAAGGAGCTGCAGGAAGAGAAGTCTGCATTACTTCGTGGTCTCATCGATGAGCTGGGCTGCGCCGCGGAGCCGAACCCGGAGGAAGCGGTGCGGAAGAAGCTGGCCAGCAACAAGCAGTTCGCTGATCTGCTCCGGCGCTACGGCGTTGAGCCACCGATGAAGCCCAAGAAGCCGACACCGAAGAACCCCAACCCGGTAGGTGAAACCTACGCGCTGGCGAAGAACGATGAAGCGTTTATTGCGCTGCATGAGCACGAGAACCTTGTTGTCCAGCAGTTGTGCGCGGTTCGTACGGACACTAAATCCACGATAGAGGAGAGCCGTCTCCAGCGGTTTATCGACGTGGCCGAGCGGCATGACGGTTGGTTGCCCATCCCTCTGAAGTATTACGGCGCACATACAGGCCGATGGGCGGGATCAGACAAGGTCAATTTCCAGAACCTGCCGAGCCGTGACGTCAAGAAGAAGACGCTCAAGACCGCGGTAGTAGCTCCTGATGAGCACGTCGTGATCAACTGCGATTCCTCGCAGATCGAGGCGCGGGTGTTGGCGTGGCTGGCAGGTGAGGCAGAGGTTGTTGAAGCGTTTGCCAGCGGCAGGGACGTCTACTCAGAATTTGCGTCCAAGATTTACAAACGCCCGATCTCAAAGAAAGACCCGGTTGAGCGGTTCGTAGGCAAGACCTGCATCTTGGGTCTCGGATACGGCACCGGTGGGGCCAAGCTCAAGCACACGTTGAAGACCCAGCCGCCCGGTGCTGACCTGACTCTGGAAGAGTGTGAATCGATAGTTCAGTTATACAGAGAGACCAACAGCAAGATTCCGGCGCTATGGCGTGAATGTGACTCTGCGCTCAAGCACATGGCATCTTGGCCGAAAGTGGGTGGCAAGCCGATACGCAATTACTTTGTTGGCAAGCACAAGGCTATCGAAGTAACCCCGAACGGTCTTCGCCTGCCGAATGGGATGTATATCAGATACAACAATCTCCGGCTGGAGGACGGGGGGTACGTCTACGACTCCCGCAAGGGCACGGTGAAAATCTGGGGCGGTGCCGTAGTTGAGAATATTGTTCAGGCGCTGGCAAGGATTGTTGTCGGACAGCAGATGGTAAAGATATCAGACAAGTATCCGCCGGTGCTGACGGTACATGACGCGGCAGTATGTGTTGCTCCGGAATATGAAGCGCAAGAAGCGATGGAGTTCATCATGCAGATGATGTCGATACCACCTGATTGGGCTAAAGGTTTGCCCGTCGCATGTGAGGCTAAATTTGCTAGGAGTTATGGCCACTGCTAAACTGGACAGTATTCCAGTTCAGTGAGGTTACTATGTCAGTTCAATGGTCGTTCTCCAGTCTTAAAGATTATATCAACTGCCCACGCCAGTATCATGAAGTTAAAGTCTTGCGTCGTTTTACCAAGACCGCCAGCAAGCAGATGTTGTATGGGTCCGACGTCCACAAGGCGCTGGAGGACTACACGAGAGAGAACAAGGAGTTACCGAAGAACTATCAACGGTTTAAGTCCATAGTCGACGCCTTCCTGAGTATCCCCGGCGAGAGGTACCCGGAATATCAGATGGCGTTGAAGCGTGACCTGACCCCGTGTGCGTTTGATGATGAAGACCGTTGGGTTCGTGGCATTGCAGACTTAGTAGTAATCGATGGTGACACGGCATTTGTTGTTGACTACAAGACAGGCAGCAACAGATACCCAGACCCGGATCAGTTGATGCTGATGGCGCTGATGATATTCGAGCACTTCCCGTCAGTGCAGGTAGTGAAAGGCGGGCTGATGTTTGTGATGCACGACAGCTTCTATACGCAAGAGTATGAACGCAAAGACAAGGAACCGTTGTGGAAATTATTTCATAACAAAGTAGCAAGGCTGGAGAAGTCCGCAGAAACGGACTCGTGGCCAGCTAACCCAACGCCGCTGTGTGGCTGGTGCCCTGTGCGGTCGTGTGAATTTCATAAGGAGAGATAACATGCCGTACGAGAATAAGCCGCGCCCTTATAAGAAAGAATACAAACAGCAGAAAGCCCGCGGGGAGCATGAGAACCGCATGGAGCGCCAACGCGCGCGTCGCGCGATCGACAAAAAAGGTATCAGCCGTGCTGGCAAAGACGTCGCGCATGTGAAGGCGCTGTCTAAAGGCGGGTCGAACAAAGACGGAGTTCGTCTGGAATCACCAAGTAAGAACAGATCGTTTGCAAGAAAGTCCAACGGAGCGATGAAGTAGCACTTGACAATTAAATAAGTAAACCCGATATTAGCTCCCCGTCGTTAGGCATGAGTGGACGCGCTGCCCGTACATGGCGGCAAACCGTGCCATCTACGCATAGTTAGCCATTAGGCTCCTCCAGATTAGGGCGTAGACGCCTGACCCCCGTAAGGGGTCACATTTAACAGTTACTTTTAGTGAGACTACAGTATGCAAATTATTGATGACACCGCAATCAGACTTACAGCTAATGCTGATGTTGCAGACCGTATCTTGCGCAACGTCCCACAAAGCGAGCTGGTCAAAGATGTAGGCGATAGCAAAGACATTCTTTTCTATTGGGGGCAGCAAGAGGCAGCATACGCTGCGCTTGTCACCAACGCCAACATCCCTTCACCGATACTACGCGACTACAAATGGCCCGGCATGTATAAGCCGTTCGACCATCAGAAGGACACCGCGTCGTTCCTGTCACTGCGTAGCCGGGCGTTCTGCTTCAATGAGGCAGGCACGGGTAAAACATCCGCCGCAATATGGGCCGCGGACTACCTCATGAACCTAGGTCAAGTGAAACGTGTGCTTGTTATCTGCCCGCTATCGATTATGTATTCCGCGTGGCGTGATGACATCTTTCACACCGCGATGCACAGATCAGTCGGTGTCGCACATGGCACGGTATCTAAACGTAAGAAAGTCGTCGAAGGCGAATATGAATTCGTAATCATCAACTTTGATGGGGTCAAGACAATAGCTCCGGAGATCGATAAGGCCGGGTTTGACCTGATCATTGTCGACGAGGCTAACGCATACAAGGATGCGTCCACACAGCGATGGAAGACACTGGCAAAGCTCGTCACGCCGTCCAAGAAACTGTGGATGATGACCGGCACTCCCGCGTCGCAGTCGCCTGAAGATGCGTTCGGTCTGGCAAAACTGGTTTCACCGGGCAAC